GTAAGATTTGCTAATACAGTTCCAAGACTAACACCTGTAACAGTTGTTGTTGCTGCTAATGTAACTGATTTGAGATCAGCAGAAATAGCACTAACTCGATTGAACCTTGGTGATGCGTCTGTAGTTAGGTTAACAATAATGACATCACCTACCTTTAAAGATCCAAATGTCTTACCAGCACATGTTAATACACTTGAACCGCTTATGTTAACTTCATCTCCAAGTCCTAGTTCTTTTATTACTTTTGGTTGTAAAACTAAATCACCAGAAAAATCAGCACCTGATATAAATGTATCTTCTTGATGGACTGACATTACATCTTCAAGACCAAATTTTTGAGCAGTTGTAATTGATCTAGTTAATGAATTATCACCGTTTATTCTAACTTGTTCACCCTCTATAAATGTCCCTGATATCTGATCAAAATCGATATGAACTCCACCAGCACCACTAGATACTGCAAAACCTGTTGCACCACTGCTTAATCCCTCAACAAAACTACCAACTGGTAATTCTGAGTTAGATAATGCAACATTAAATGTTAATGTTGTGAATAATTGGATATCATATAGGTAAAGATCAAACTGAGTTGTTGCATCTTTATAGGCAGCATCAGTATTTTCAAATGCATATGTTCTTGCTCTACCAATAGAACCTCCCGCGGGAGTTGGATTATTACCACTTCCTTTTCTTTGACTTCTTAAAAGGATAGTTGAATCATCGAGATTATTATTTAAACCTAATTCTGGTGTTCCATGAACATTATTTAATTTAAATAGTGTTCCTAATGCAAAATTAACCTTTGCAGACTTAAATTCTGCTTTGTCTCTTGGTTTATCAACGTCAATAATTGATGTACCAGGCTTTTCGATATCATGACCTCTTACGTATGCTTTTCCGGGAGAAACTCTCACACACATTAAAGGTTCTTCAGGAGTATTTCTTTGATCAGTTTTTTCATTTTCTAAAAATATACCCTCATTTAATACTCCATCATTTAAACATTCTGCAAGATCAACTTTAAAATTACCAACTGAATAATTTCCAGATTCCTCGTAAGTTCTTTTTGCAAAATAATCTTTAATTATAGAATAATCTGGTTTTTTTGCGTTTTTCTTAAGTTGTCCATCATCAAGACGCATTAATTCTACAAAATTCTTATCATTGTAGTCAGTTAATGGTTTTTTTGTTAAAGTAGTTTTTATTTTTAGTCGATCTGCACCGGGTGCTGCAAAGTTTGAAAATCCTCTAGCGTTATCAAATAATGAGGAATCATCTTTTGCCTGAATTATTTCTTCCTGAACAAAAAGACCAACTCTATAGTTTGGAACATTTGAATAAGGATCAAGTACAATCTTATCAGCAGATACATTTACAAAATGACCGCGAATAAAGAATACACCATCTCCTATTGAAACAGCAGAACCTGTTTTGGATGCGTCTTGATCGATAAGAGATGCAACTGTTTCTCCAGCAGTTATCTGTGTGTTTCCGTATATAAATGACTCTTCAACAACTAAATTTTCACCATCAGTCATAAATGCAACTTCATTATTGTCGCCAGAATCGATATACTTTACAAATAAAGTTAGGTGTGTAACTTCGGTAGAATCTTCAGGTAATGCATAATTGTCAATTTTTATCTTTATGCCACTATCTTCCCCTTTTAGTATTTTACCCTTTAAATTTTCAACATATAATGATACTGGTGTTCCTAAATGATCTGAATTTAACTTTAATGAGTAGTATTCATAGTCATAACTTGTATTTCCGGGGATAACCATTGATCCCTCTTTAAACATATGACTACCGAAAGTTTCAATCTGATCTTGTAATATTGACTGTAAAGTTGATAATTCACGAGCCTGCACTGGTCTACCCGGATTGAATAGAACTCTGTAGAACTGATTATCCTTGGAAAAATCGTCGTAGTATGGACTTATATTTAAATTCGTTTTTTGTGGCATTTTTTAAAATTCCAGAATAATTTTTATGTCTTCCTTTTGTCTCAAGTTTCTTGAGATTTTTGCTCGATTGTCAATGTATAATAAATCACCTGACCCTTTATTTATCTCAGGTGAAGCAAGACCACTTGTGAATGAAACACCTAAAGCAACATTGTTATTTTTGACATCAGTTGTAATACCAGAACTAAATGTAGTTTCAACAGATCCACTTCCTCCGGGAAATGAAACTTGACTTGTAGTTGATACAAAATCAAACTGCTGTGATCCATTCGTTACGTTTGCATAATCAGTTTGGTCATTTCGATTACCAAAATATAATGATCTATCTTGGATGTATTTAATGACATTTACATCACTATCATATGAACTTATGTATCCAAAAGCAGTTTGTCCTGTGCTAACAGTTTGCTGCAATAGTCCACCAACTGCTGGAGTTCCTGCTATTGTTGAAAATTTAATTGATTTCAACGCAGAAAACGTACTTCCGGTGTAAATTGATGTTGTGCCAAAGGATGTTGGATTTTTTACTAATGAAACTTGTGCAAATTGGGAATCAATTGGAAAGTCTTTTGTAGAATCATCAAATCTTGCGTAAACAAGAACACGATCTGCTCCTAATTCTTTATATAAATCAAAACCATGTCCCTTTGATGGGGGAATAATCGGGATTAATTTTGCAGGTGTGCCACCCTGTACCGCACCACTATTAATTGTGCCTAAATCTACAACACCATAAGTATATCCTTTACCACCATTGGAAACTGTGCATTTAGTTATCTTTGTTCCAGAAACTTCAACTACTACCTTTCCACCAGTTCCGTCACCTAGAATATTAAACTCTCCACCAGTCGTAGTATAATTATTTCCTTGATCAGCAATATAAACCGTTTTAATTTGATTATTGTTTATATCCGAATCACCATTTTCACGAACTGCTTGAATTTGCGCATCAGTGCTTGTATTCCAATTATTTGGTAACGCAATAAAATCAGTAGAGTCAAATTTAATTATATCACTTGGATTGACTGTGAATAAGTATTTCCAAACATACCCATCTTGACTTTCTCCTGCCTTTGATGGTTCTAAATCAGTAAAAGTTGGTTCATCTTCAGATGCATTTCCTGTAGTATTAATTCCTGATGATCCATTCTCAATACAAATATAAACATTAAAGTTGCTATTCATTACATAGTAGTTCGCAGCATATAAACGTGTTGCCCCTGTATTTGGAGCACTATTTGTGGTGCTGTAATCTTGACGATACATATCATACTTAACACCTTTAGTCCAATCAATTCGACGAACTAATCTTCTGACGTTTGCTTCTGTAACTCTCTTACCAAATTGAGTTGTATCTCCAACATGTGCGATATCCGAAAAACTATCAACTGGATTAGGTGTCGCAGTATCAAAATTATTTGCTCTTCCAAAACCAACAGAGGCAGGAGCAGGATTAGGTAAACCTAGTGAGATATAGTAAGAATTAGTAGACGAAGAAACTCCTGCGACAAAATTACTTGCATTTAATATTCTAAACTGATCTGTAACAATTGCTGGCATTACTATATTGTTTTTTCTATATTTATACAGGAAATCGTCATGGTGTGTGTGACCTCTTAATTCCACCACCATCACGGATACCAAAACCTCTTCTTTGAATGGTTGGGAATGTTGAAATACCCAATCCTTCACCTGCAATCACTGTATTTCCAGTGACCCCAATAGCGACTGGATTATTTCTTACAAAATCACCAGATGCTGGTGTTAAAACTCCGAAGGAGAACTTACCTTTCTCTATGTCCTTCACAATAATTTGTCCATACATTGCATTTGGATGATTTACACACTGATAGAAGAATGAGGTGCTACCTGCTCCAATTTGTGAGGTATTGAACACAAGAGTAGAACCATTTGCTCCAGAACCTGTAATACCTGTTGTATAGTTTGATCCACCCAATGTTCGTTTGATTGTAAATGTATGTCCACCAGTACCATTTGCGATACTTAAAATATCACCCTTTTCAACATAAATTGTAGGATTATGAGCACTTGATAAAGTTGGTTGTGTGCTAAATTCACCTCTATGCTTACCACTAGCAATGTATGATGTATTTCCTGATCCAACACTACCAAATGTCACAGTAAATGGTAAATTAGTTTTTGCGAGATCAATACCAGTAGTATTAATTCCAGAATGAACGTTAACTTCAATCTCTGCAGCATTTGAGTGTCTAGTAATATTTTTAATCATATAAACATTATCCACAAACGTTCTACCTATTGCAACAACATCTGTATCTGCACCACTTTCATTTAAACTTGTAACTCCATGTCCAACTGAAGTATCAGAGATATAGATTGGCATTGTTGCTTTTAGATTAGTAAAGGCACCGGATCTTGATAAACCAAACTTAAGTCCCATAGTTGATCCAATCATAACTGTGGATATACCAGTAACAATTCCTGAGAATCCAGCAAAATCAGCACTTGAAGTATCAATTGACTCAATTAATTCAGTCACTGGTTTCTGAGCAAACGCAATAACTTTTGGGGTAATTGAAGTTGAATATCCAATACCACCACTATTAATAGTAACTGATGTGATTGTTCCATTTGTAATATTTGCAGTTGCCACAGCAGTTGATCCAATACCAGTTGCAATCGGTGATACCTTCATTGGGACTGGTGGTTGTGAAATATGGACAGAAGTTGAGTTACCAACATATCCACTTCCTCCATCTGCAACTGCTATTGCTGAGATAGTCCCTGCAGCTGATACAGTTGCTGTAAATGATGCAGACACTGGATTATTATCATTAATTATTAATGCACTAAAGTTTATATCATTGACTGCAGAGTCTTCATTTGCTTCATATTGGAAGAAGTTTGCATCATCAACATATATTTTACTTGTTGATCCTGTACCAATATCACCGATAATTCTTGCTGTTGGATATATTAATGGTTCAATAGAATCTCTTGATTTTGAAACAACAACTCCATTTACAACCTTATCTTCTTTCTGTTTAATCCATGTAAGTGGTTTATTTGTAGCAGAATCATTAATACCAACACCAGTGTAAATTTCTGTTTCAAGAGTATCAGTGGTTGTAATACCAGAAACTGTTCTATTTCTTTGTGCTAGATCAATTAATCTTCGTGTATTTTGATTTGTAAGAATACTAGTATCATCATTTGCCTGTAATTTAACAACGTCACCATTTTTGATTGTTTCAACAACATTAATTTCTGCTACGTCTTCTGATGCAGTTCCTTTATAGAAGAATACTGCAATATCATCATTTGCTTCAGGTGCTGTAGTAAATTCAAATGTAGTGCCACCTTCAAATGAATATGCTACTCCGGGATCTTGTAATACATTGTTTACATATATTATTAACAACGCATTCATGTCAATCTGTTGTGAGTCAACAGTTTGTCCTATATCAAAACTTAGTAATTCACCATTTACTCTTAGTGGGAATCTTGTTCTCACACCATCTTGTAAATTTTCAATAGGATCAATGTAATCAAATTCACCAAAATCCCATGATGTAAATTTATCATTATAAATCTCAGTTACTTCTAAAATATAATCCTCAAGATCTGCTCCTCTCGCAGTTACCAAACCAACTGGTTTTACTTTGTCACCACGTTTAAATGCATATCCATCTCTTGCAATCTCAAATGATGTAATTTCAAATAACGTAGATCCAATACCCACAGTTGAACTTGCACCAACATTAAGAGTAACTAAAAGATTAGATCCAGTATCAGTTGTTGAAATACCATTCCTTGATACACCCATAACTTCCATATTTGCATAATTTGGTTGTGGGAATTTGAATCTTGGGTTGACATAATTTGTTCCACCAGCACCTATATTAATATCTAATGTTCCACCTACACCAATGTTTCCAGTTGCTGAAGCACCGGTTCCTGCTCCTCCACCAAATCCGATGAAAGCAGTAATAGTATTTGTTGTTACCGCAGTAATTACAGTTGCTATTCCAGCAATTGGATCAGGTAATCCTGTGGTTTTAGAAAGTGCACGAGGATATGCGTGATTTGATGCAAAATCATCTCTTGAGCATGTGAATACAAGACTTCCAGTATCAATCCCAACAAAGTTACCAGCACTCAACCCATGATTAGCAATTGTTAGTGTTAACAATCCTGTATGTGAAATATATGTTGCATCTGTTGCAGTTCTTTGTGTTGCAGCAAATATATTATTACCTGACGCATTTGTTCTAATTGATCCAACACCAGCACTTACAAATCGATGTTCATACGCTAAATCTGTAATACCAATGGCAACTGTGCCTCCAACTGGTCGATATCCAGATCCAAACGATAACGTTCCGGGTGGTCTCGATGGAGATACTGATTGATTATATACCGTTGATCCAATACCTACAGATGTAATAACACCAAATTGATTTAATATTCCAGTAACAGCAGCACCTACTAATGGAGCAACTCCTAATCCACCAGTTGATCCCAATGAAACTATTTTACCACCTCTTGGGAGTCTGTTCTGGTTTATATCGGTTTCACTAATGATTTGATTATTAGTGCTGAATGATGTTATACCTGTAAATTTGATATCTTGTGCTGTAGTTCCAACCCCGACAAATACATAATTGTTACTTAAATTATTTTCAGTTGTTGGTTTTTGGAATATTCCATTAATTAAAACAAGTGAACTTCCAGTTGTAATACCAGTTGTATTCGCTCCACCAACCTTCATTCTAAATGTAGCACCGACACCAGTGAATTCTGTTGAAATATCATCAAAAATTCTGTTATTGGTATAGGTCTTTCTCAAGTATGTTCTACCTTGGAAAACAGATCGTGGTGTTTTAAGATTTGATAAATTTCTTGCAATATTATTTGTTCCTCTTGGTGCGTTTGTAAAGAATACATCAGAACCAATTATATTAAATGATCCAGAGAATATTCTTCCAGAAGTAGAATTATTATGAGATGCAGCATTTGTTCCTAACGCTGCTCTATCAACACCCATAATATTAAATGTTCCGATACCAGATACAGGCCCTGTTGAAGTAGTTGCAATACCAACAGAGGTCACAAGCATAAATTCATCACCAAATTTAACATGATCTCCAAGGTTAATGTCTGCAGTAGAATTAACACAAAAATCAGTTGTTGTGGTTGATATGCCACTACCTGCATTATTCACTAAAGTGGTTGTAACAGGTGTAAATGACATTGGAGACTGAATAATACCATCAATAACAAGAACAGACTTTTCAGTTCGTTTAGCCATTGTTAGTCGATGTGAATTACCAGCACCCACATTTGTAAATGTTACGGGAGATCCACCACTAGATGTTGCTAATTTAAATGTACTATTACTTTCTTTTTTAACAAATACCGTAGTGGGTAAATTAGATCCACCAGTCATTTGTAACGCAGTAGCACCAACTCCAGCAAATGTTGATAATGGAGTATAAATTAACTCTTCATTTTCAGAGAAGAAATGATTAGGTATTGTAAACAAACCAGTTGATCTATTAAGTTTAGATGTGTCCTCTGGATCAAAACCTTTTTCATAAATTGGAATTGTATTGTGTCTAAGAGTAAATTGTTTTTTATTTGATCTAATACCATTAACAGCATTATATTGGAATGCACTTAATGACTCATTGATACGACCATATCCTAATGTTGGTGGATTATTTAAGATATCAATATCTCTATAAACTTCTTCACTAAAATGTTGAACAGTGTGACTTCCTGTTCCTGAATCAGGATGGAATTTTACAACGAAATTAGATGCTGTTAGATTAGAAGAAAATGTTCCAATACCAGATGTACTTCCAATTGAAATGAATGGATAATGAATAGTGTGAGTGTCTGTACCATCATGTATCGCTAAAACTTGGTGCACTGCACTTGCTGTTGCAGATTCGATTCTAACAACACTCTTAACTGCACTAAAATTATTTTTATCTAACGATATAAAGTTTGCAGTATTTGTTCGAGTTGTAATTCCAGATCTTAAATTAATTGTTCTTTCTGCACCATCTGGTTGAGCATTATCTTTGAATCTAAAAACATCATTTCCACCAGATGTTGTAAATCCAATAACTTTTGCATTAATTTTAGCGGTTGATGCCACTCCAACAGAATTATCAAAATCAAGAGTTAGTATATTATTATGGATTCTTGATCTAAAGGTTCCTATAAAGTTTGATGAGAAATTATTTTGTGATGATGTATCAGCATAATATTCACTGTAATATGAGTTTGTGCCATCGTGAGTAGCGTAGATATCTACATGATTCTTTTCACCATCATCAATATTAGTGACCTCTATAGTGGCATAGAAAGCGTCTATATCTGTAGTAGATCCTACTGCAATTGGTTCTGCTGTAGTTCCGACACTAACAACAGTTGATACACCAACTAAGTTAACAAATCCGATTGCTTGAGTGCCACTTCTTAAATTTTGATCATTAAAACTATTTTTATAAACTTTAATATCAATATCGTCATTGTTTGGATCAAGTGGTGAAATAACTAAATTTCTACTTCCATTAATAGTGCTTCCTTGAACCTCAACAATCGTAGATGCAGTTGATACAATACTATTTTTTTCAAATGTAAACGTATCAGTATTATCACTGAATACAACAACATCATCAACCTGAATTTCGCCACTACTTATATTTCTAGATTGAACTAAAAATCTAGCAAAACTTTCTTGAATTGGAATAGATATATTTCCAGTTAGATTTGCTTCACTATCAGAAAATTCATTACTAATATCATCTATTTTTAAAACCCTATTTGTGTTACATCTTACAAAATTTGCTAATTTTGTATTTACAAGTTGAATAAATTTAGATTTTGATCCATTACTAATTGTATCAATATCTCTACCTAAATCAAAATTATGAATCGCATCTACTCTTTGTTCTGTAATAACATCTGCTGAAACTACAGTTGCATTTGTAATTGCAATTCCGACACTTGCTCTTGAAGATATGCCAGTATCAGCAAAATTCTTTAATCCACTTGTATGAAGTAATCTGTTAACTGGATCAACTATTTCGTTGAAAGTTTTAGGACTTTGAATTGTATATGATAAATTTTGATGATAATCATTATCTGATAGAACCATAAAGTCCTCACTCAATCTACCAATTTCATCATTCCAACCTTTATCTTGTCTTAATGAATAATCAATCGTAAATCTTCCTTTATTATTAACAATTGAGTTAATTGTTGCAATAGTTCCAGAATTTTCTCCACGAATTACATCACCAACTATAACTTCATATCTTCCTTCAATTTTAATAAATTCGTCTGGACGATTATCAATAACTAACAAACCAGTGCTTATGAATACATTGTTGACTTTAACTGCTAGTTTTTCTCCAGTTCTAAATTCTGAGGTTTTTTGTGTTGTTGTAAATTTTGGATAATCACTAAATTTAATTAATGTTGCAAAATTTTGAGTAGATGCTGCAACTCCGGGATTTGTAGCAGTTTTAGGTAATTCAAATTTTACAATTGCTGGATCAGTATTATTATATTCGGTAACATTGAAAAATACAAATCCATTATCTGCAGAATTAAATCCATTACCAGTTGTGCCAATACCAATATTTTCAACAAAAATTTGTTCTCCAGCAGTAAATTGTGGAGTTGCAAATCCATTAATTGGTGTTTTTAAAATACAAGTAACAATACCACTATTACTACTTTGAACTTCAGTAACTCGGTATCCATTTGTATTGTTAATGGTTCTTAAAATTTGAGGTTTAGATGTGAGTCCTCTTGGTGATTCTAAAATATTAACACTTCCTAAAGAACTTGCAGATAAGTTTAATTCAATAACCCCCTGATCACCAGTTAAATTTCCAGTATCAGGATCTACGATCACAAGATCAGGTGCATCAGTATAATTAGCACCTCCATCTGAAATCACTATATCTGTTATTGAATCTGAATTAATTAATGTGACAGTTGGAGACAGTCTAGCTTCAGGTCGTAATGTTTTATCAGAATGATAATCAAATCCGGGATCAGTAATTCTTACTGAATTAATGTTGTTAATATTATCAGATAAACATAAAATATTTTCACCAGTTCCATTCGCAGTTGTAACACTTGAAACTCCGGGGATATTCTTGTATCCAAATCCACCTGAAGTTAAATTAATTTTACTTATACCACCAGAAACAGTTAATGATGAAGTGCTATATGTAATAGTTGATGCAGCACCAGCTGAATATGATCCTTGTTCTGGAACATCGTTAAGTGATATATTAAATCCACCAGTGGTTACACCAAAAGCAACATATTTTCCACTATACTCACTATCAACATAAGAAATTTGTGATGCATTTTTTACATCAGGATCAGATGTACTAATGAATCCTGTTTTTTCAAGTGTATAGAATATTTTTTCTGGATTTGTCTTATCAAATTTTAATGTTATTGTTGAAGTTGTACCGACACCAACAGTTCCAACACCTGTTACACCAAAATCAATTGTTGATCCTGCAGATACAAATCTATTTTTAAACTGATTGTCAAAATAGAAATTTAAATTATATCCACTCAAAGATGGATCTGAAACGTAAAATAATAAATTATCATTTCTTACAACTTCTAAAGGAGGATTTACAAGAGATAATTCTTGAGTTCCACCACTATTTGCAGTTATACTTACAACTCTAGGTGGTTCATTAATAACATCATATCGAGTTTCTGCTAATTTAAAATTACTATCATCAGTTTTGTAAACAAAATATGATCTTTGTGATGTTAAACCTGTTGCTGGAGATCCATCATAGAATAATTTTTGACCTGTTTTGAATCCATGATTTGCAATATTAATTGAATCAGTATTGATTGCTGAGTTTGTAAATATTGTTGGATTAATTAAAAGTTTATCATTTTGAGCACTATACTTAACAACTACTGATGTAGCACCTGCACCAACACCTTTTGTTTGCGTTGATAGTAATTCTAACTCAACATTATCATTATTTTGAAGACCATGCAATGTGGAACCCACTGAAACAGTTGCAATACCAACAGTAACGGTAATTCTTTCTACTTTACTCTTAACTTGAGTATAATTTGATTCAATTGAATATTCAAAATTATCAAAATTACCAGTTTTAAAGAATACTGGAGTTGTATTAACAGTCAAAGCAAGACCTACAACGTCATCAGAGAATTTTCTTATATAAACAGTTTGACTATTTCCAGAAGATGGTAGATTAAAATCAGCACCAACTTGGAATCGATCACCTAGACCTATAGTAAATTGTGTTGCAGCACCTGTTGGTTTTCTAAGAATTACTTCTTGATTATCTTTAAATGGATGATTTGGTAAGAATATCCCTTTTGCTGGAATTGAAATTACTTCTGCTAATTCACCAATCGTATAAGATTTTCCAATCGATACTGATCTACCAGATGTTACAGCAACACCAACTGCTTCAGCAGGATTAAAATACACAATATCATTCTTTTTAGATACAAATTTCCCAATGTCTGATGATTCTATTTGAATTACTTGTGGAATTGTTTGAACTAATCCACCTAAAACATGGGATGCAGTATTTGCAGAACCTACAACTCCTCTCTTAACTCTTAAAATACTTCTATCTCTAAACGCATTTAATACTAATAATTTTTCAGTTCCTATACCGATACTACTTCCTGCTGATACTGAATTTGGAATTCTTGCCAAATAAATGTCAGTGATTATACCTGCAGTAGCATTTGCTGGTACATTTTTATATAAAACAGTGCTTTCAGAATTAACACCAATTTTATGAGATCCTGTAAGATTAGGAATATTAGTTGTTACTCCAGATATTACGACAGTATCGTTTGTGTTGAGTGTATGAGATGTAGAAATGAATCCTGAAACTGCTCCATCTCCACCTCGAACAAATACAACATCACTATATGTTGTTACTCCTACAGTAACATTATCAATTTCTTTACCTTCTACACTGGACACTTTTGCAGATGCACCACCACCACCGGTATCAGAATTATCAAAGATTAGACTATCTTCAACTTTAAAATCACTTCCAGCAGATACAATTTGAAAATCACTAATATTCCCACTAGTAACTGATTCAATAATTGATGTTTGTTGATTTATTTCATAAGATTCAATTACAAAATCGTAATCAGCATTATCATCATCTAATTTATATGGTAGAGAATTACGAGTTAAATTTGAATTATTAAAATCAAAAAGTGATTGAGTTAGAGAAAAATTATCAGTAATAGGATCTGATCTATAAGCATCACCTATAAAATATGGAAATTGTGGTTCTGCGGTAGTGGAATTAATACCAGCAAAATATGCATATGTTCCATTTGGAAAATCAGGTGTTTTACAATATCTACCATTGCTACTATCTAAATCTCCAGAGTTTATAAATTTATGATCTTCAATAAAAAATCCTGCAGCAAAACTACTGGTTGGAGGTCGATTGACTATTTGTGTGGAATCTAATTCATATCCAGATCTCAAAACTCTAGATAATGAATTATTATTATCTGCCTCTGAATAACCGTAAGGGCCGTATATTGGATTACCATCATATGCCCATCCAATAATTGGAGAGTGAAGTTGAGGTGTTGTTGTTACATCACCAAAAGCACCTTGTATTTTATTAGAATATCCTACTACTGAATACTGTAGGTTCGTTTCTGCTTCTCTTAATAATATTTCATCACCAAATCGAACAAGATTATTAACAGTTAAATCTCTTACTGCACTATCAATAATAAACCCTGATCCATTAGGTGTTATCTTTACGTCAGGAGATACCGTGTATCCTATACCCGGATTAATAACCTTAACGTCAGTTATTTTACCATCAGTTACAACTGCTCTTAATTTACCACCAATTCCAGTTCCGATACCAACTAAATCTAAGTCTGGTGCAGATGTATACTCTTTACCACCAAACATTACATCACATCCAATTATTTTACCCCCGAAAACAATCGCTCTTAATTCTGCATTTTTACCATTTAATATTTTTATATTCGGTTTCTTTTCAAAATTTAAAATTTCTGATCCATAATTAGTTCCGGGTTCATGTAAATACCCATCCACTAATTGTCCACGTATTTTGGGTGTAACAACTAATGATTCAGTTCGTCCTGCAGATACTGGTGAATATATTGCATCTACTCTTACCACAATTGGTTCAAAGAAAAACTCATGATTACTTGAAGTAAATACTTCAGATATTCTTTGGAAATTTTTTCTCAAATAATTTGAATTTGGGTCTGTTGCACCAATACCAACATCAATAAGTCTAAATTTATCATTATCTAGTTTTAAAACACGATAACGTGTAGTAATTCCAAGTCCAACTGGTGCATGACTTGCATTACCACTTGATGGTGCATATTGAACTAAATCACCTGTATTAAATCCATGATCCTTAAAATTAATTGAATTGTCAACAGTGTGTATTCCCACGGGTTTTACAATTAATCTTCTATTAGTATAATTTGAACCAGAGTCAATAACTTTAACTGCTTTAAGATGATTTTTTAAATTTAAGAAGGTAAATTTATGTGTACCTGCTGTATTTTCAACAGTAAATCCAACGGTATTAATACCAGCAGTGTAATCACTAAATTTTTCATATAAGTAAACTGAACTTACACCGACTACTTGTGGATAGTAAGTTGCACCATTTATTAATGTTTTATTTTGCACAGTATTAGAGCCAAGATATGTTCCAACACCTAATGATAAATTTCCATTATTACTGTAAACAAGTGGTTCACCATTTTGTAAATTATGAGGTCTCTTAAATTCAATTATATCATTAATATGATCAACTCCACCTTGAACAGTTTTTAATCTACCATCAAATTCAATTTCTCTTTGTCTTTTAGTAACAACTGGTTTTAATACTGAACCAGATCCATTACCACCTGATATGGTAATTGACATGACTCTTTCTACATCAAAATGTTGTTGATCAACTAATACCTCTTTTATTGACCCTTTCACAACTGGTTGAACAATCGCAGTGGTTCCAGTTCCGGGTGAAGGTATACTAATTGTAGGTAGATTTATTACGTCAAAATTCTTTCCTTGATTTAAAATTTTAAAATCAGAAAGTGGGCCAAAATATATTTTATCTAGAGATTTATAGTTTGCAATTTCAACACCATTTTTAAGAATACCAGTTGTTCCCGGTTCTGTAGATACAGATTCGCCAGATTTGATGTTAACTTCTGCAGGAAACTTTCTTAAAACTTTTTGTACACCAATCTGCTCATTTCTATGTCTTAGTAAAACAAATTTATGTTCTGCTGTAGATGATGTCTGATTTGTATTATCAAATTCAATATATGGTGGATTTGATGCCTCAATATTAGTTACAGTAATAAAAGATCTTGATGGATAAAGTCTGATGACATTTTTTGGTAAAGAACCATCTAATACTTCAACAAAATATATTGCAGCAGTTGATAAACCAACTAAAGGTTCTTCATTAGGTAAATATACAATTGCGTCACCTGTTATAAAATCAACAGCAGAATTAAATTGTAATTTTGAATATAACCCAGTTGTAAGATTTCTTTCTAGTAATTGAAAATTTCCAGATCCAGTTCCAAAAAAATCTACTTGTGGTATACCAGTAGATGAGTAAACTGCAGTTGTTCCAACACCAGTAATACTACCAAGTGTTTCCTTAATAACTTTCTTCTCAATTAAATATGAGGGCATCGATGATGATGCTACATAATAATTTTCATCTTCATCATTATAAGTATTTTGAACATCAGTTGTAATGACATTATTACCAAATTCCAAGTCAATATCAGATGCAGCAGTCGCCTTTACTAGTTCTCTTTGAATATCATACTCTGTAATACCATCATTCAATAATGGAGTTGATAATTCAATATCATTGGTATTAACAGTAACTACTACGTTTCTTAAAATAGGTACAAATTCACCTCTTCTAAAAACAGAAACTTTATCATTAGTTTTCAATTGAGACTTATCAATTTTTGATTTGTGATCGAACGATGCTGTTGTTGCATTGATTGCTGTAGCAGCAGGAATATCAAGTTTGATTCGACTCGCAGTGTTATAAATCCATGAATTGAAGAATACGGTTTTTCTTGATTTATCACTTGGAAGTGTTGGGTTTGGTATTTCTTCACCCAAATTCCTAACTGTTATTTTTTCTCCTTCAAGAGTTACGCTTGAACCTTCACTTGGTAAAAGTTCAAAGTCAGACAATACTCCAGTAATTCTTAATTCAACTCTTTTTGTTAAATCTCCATTTTCATAACCAAATATAAATTCATCACTCCTTAAATCATCAGTGGATCTTATTGAATTTGCAATACCAACACAATTCAAAAATTGATTTATTGATTTATCACTATATGTAATTGTATTAATACCATTAACACCATTTGTAACCACAGTTCCAGTAGTACCAAAACCAACTGTTGAATCTACAGTTAAAATAGTCGCAGTTGTAGGTGCATCTTCAATAACTCTTGTTTTTCCGGGAATAGTAAATGTTCCTTGTATTGCAGATCTTTCATCATAACCAACAAATAAATTTAACTTATAATATGTTGTAATACCTAAATTTCCAGATCTACTAAAAATTTCAACTTCAGATACAGATCCTGAAGTAGATAAATCTGTAGACTTTGTAATTGTTTGTCCTATTAATTTATTTGGATCACCAGATATTCTTTCTGCAACAACAACCTCTCTCCGAATATATTCAGCAGATGATGGTTTAATTAAACGATTTTCTAAATCAACAATTTTTGGAGTAATCCCGTATAAAACATTAAATAAAATCCTGAATGACTCTTCAGTTCCTTTAGATTTGTATAAGGATTTAGATTCTTTTATAAAATTACTTATATCTACATTCGTGTTTAATTTTGTATCTTCTAATCCGGGAGTTAGATATGATTTAACCTTTTGATAAAATTCTTTTAAAAATAGGACACTTAAATTTTGAACATCAGAAGTTGCAGTATGAATCCCTGCAATACTAGTTGAAAAAATAAGTTCACCTTTGTTGACCGGATCAGTGTAAGAAGTGATACCACTAAATCCTCTTACACATCCTGTGAATGAATTTGTAGTGATTCCGGTGTATGTAATAATTTCATCGTCAATTTTAAATAGTCCATATTCATTTGGGAATCCTTTAGTTGATGAAACATTTACTGTTGTATCTGATGTGCTGATTCCTGATGTAAGTGTAGTAACACCTACGATCACTTCAGGAGTCAAATTATCAAGTTTAATATATTGATCTAAATTATCAGTGATATCGACAACACCACCACGATGTTCTTGAGAAACGTAATATTGCTTAAGAAAATCGACTGCTAAAGGACTCTCCGATCTGATGAACTCAGGGAGTTGGTTTTCTATTATTTGCTGAACTTGTATACGCTTGTCTATTCCAGTTCCAATCATGTTCTTGAAAGTTCTCCGTTAGAGTAACTTGATGTTACTTTATAACCAACACCGGATATTTGTTCTCCTGATGTGATTGTGTCCTTAACCATATTTATTTGACTACTTGGAATGTTAAAATCTAAGTACAAATCTTGCAATCCAATTACATCATTTGATTCAGGGAATGCCTGAACTTCAACAATATTATTTGGTTTATCTGTTGAGATAATATTTATTGTCGATAAATTTATTTCACCATGAACATAATCAACTACACCAGCTGATTTTACAACTACGATTGTTTCACCACTTGCATTTTTCCTAACAATAGAAATAGTTCCTGTTAGTTTGTCCGCATTCGGAACATCAGTAAAGTATACAGTTTCAATTGTCCCTTGTATCTTAAATCCAGTGCTCTTAATATTTAATCCTTCTGGTTTAACATTAAATTGATTACCAAAACATAACTCATATTGAGCAAACTGATTCACCAGTGCATTTAAATTACGACGAATTCTAACTCTTGTAATATTTGAGGTAATCGCTTTGTCAATATTATCAACTACATTCAATACTTTACTATACTTAAATCTTCCACCAAACTTATTTACATCACCTGATTTTGAATATGTTGTTAATGCTGATGTTATCTTAGATTTTAAATCGTTAACTGAACTAATCTTTGTCGTATCATAGTAAATGAAAGACTCAATCTCAACATAAAGAACTTGCAAGTCAACTATTTTTTGATTGATACCTGTTAATGAATAACTTTTTAACTTTGTTAAAATTTGTGTTTTATCAAAATCAGATACAAATTCACCATTTTTTGGTTTTATTGTTATCAATACAGTTCCAAATTGTGGTGGATCAACTTCTTCACCACCAACAACTGATACACTTTCTGTGTTTGGATATACTTGTTGTACTATTGATTCATAATCCCTTGCTGTAACCGCCCTATACTGTGATGAATATAGTCTAGGTGCAAAATACTTAATCGAATCAACACTCTCAATATCACCTCCATTAGATGCTGCAGAGATTGTGTTAATTGTTGGAATAGCAGAGGGAGTAATTACTTGACCATTATCTCCCAAAAAATTACCAGCAAAGTTAAATAACTCAGGCCCATTACCTTCAGAACCTGATGTCACAACATATTGAACAGTTATAACTGCACCATTCTGAGGTTTTCTTCCAAATATACCATCACCAAATAGAAGTTCATACCTTTCATCCTGAACTTCCTGAATTAAATACGTATCTGATATTGAACTGATTCCTACTATATTGTCAATCATCTTATATTGCTTACCTAATACCCCCGGAGTGCCCACATAAGCGACGATTGATGAAGTATCGATATTTGCGTTATCCAACACAAATCGTTGCTCTAGAGACCCGTCAACGATGAATTGTGATGTTAAGAATGTTCCCTCTAAAACTTCAATTGGAGAGGTTACAGATCCAAAAGATGCAGTTGCAATTCCACTATTGACTGTAGTAGAAGAAGTTATCTCCTCAGAGATTGAAAACACTACATCTGAGTCATTTGATCTACCTACACACACTAGGCCTGGTTGTAGTTTCATTTCAGAACTTGTGGAGTTAGCAGTAACATTAAATGAAATTGATGCCCTTGCTGCTGACTTTGAACGGGGGACATAACCTATATTTCTTGCCAAAGATACAACATTTTCTCTTAAAGTTGCAGAGTCAAGGAAAGATTCATTTACAACAAGATTTGAGTTAAATGCAGAGATGTATGTATTATATGCTAATGCGTCTATTAAAATCGATAAGTTAGACCCTTCAAAATCAAAGTCAGTAAAGTTTGAATTTGCTCTTAAATAGTCTTTTATTTGTGTCTTAATCTGATCAAAGTCAAGATTAGTGAATTTAGTAACTGGCATTATCTTGTTGCTTTAAGTATGAATGAAAATTCCTGCGCAGGAAATGTTTGTCCAATAATATCAAAGAATACATTGATCTCAAATTCATTTGAATCAGGTCGGGGATTAACATTTATCTCTAAATTATCAATCCTCGGTTCAAAGTTTTCAATTGTAGTTTGAATTTGTCTTTCTATAA